CACTCTCGTTCATGTGCTTCCATTTCTTTAGCAATGTCATGTATAGTTCTATTGTCCATTAGCTTTTAGGATATTTGTCTTTTACTGCTTTAATTGTTTCTTTCCACTTATCAATTCCATTGTGATATATATTATCTAGTTGTTCAGCAATAGATGGGTATTCTTCAAGTCTTTTATATATGTATTCTTGTGCTTTTAATTCATTAACCCAAGTAACATATCGTGAGTCATCAGTTGCAACTTCAATTGTCTCTGTTGTTGTAGCACCATGTTCTGAAACAATTTTATTATTAGCATCTACTGTTACAAATGGCATAATTAAGCTCCTATCTCTTGAAGTGTTACAGAATTTAATGCCATTGTATTATTATATTTTTCTGTACCCCTTCTTTGTATAAAAATAGCAGAAGAACCTGCCATACACCCTGCTCTTACTGAATAAGTAACAGCACTTGATGAACTCGGTGAATCTAAAACATTAATATTACATTGGTTTGGTTGTGTTCCACCCATAGCATTAGTTTGGTGAACTGTTAATATACAAGTACTTCCTCTAAAAACAGTGATACCCCAACCATTTGCGGCTGAACTTGAACCTTCAATAGAACCAGTTATTAAAATTTTACTTGAAGTGGCACTTGGAGTTATAGCTTGTGAATAAATTTCTGTACCTTCTGAGACTGTAGGGGTGGTGTCATCATCGGGGATTGCAGAAGTAAAAGTTGCTTTTGCAACAGCAACAGAGATTACCTGTAATACTTTTCCACCACCCCCCTTGATAAGAGAATAGTCTATTCTTTTTAATACCCCTGCATCACTAACTAAAAATTCATCTGTATCAGCAGGTTCTGCTGCGAGTTCCGTTTGTGCTGAAATAACATCTGCATTAAATTTTGCTCCTGTTACTCCTAAATCTTTTATAGTTACAGCACCACTAGAAACTGCAAAATTATCTGAACTAAATGAAGCTGCACCTTTTGCAGATGTAGATGCATCAGCTAAATTTAATGTAACTGTGCCAGATGTTCCTCCACCAGAAAGGTTAGTACCTGCAGTAACACCATTTATATCTCCAGAACCATCTGCACCAGAATAAGAAAAATGCACACTTACTCCATCAAGATTAGAAAATGATCCAGAACTTGTTAAATGTGTTACAGCTATTTTAGTGTAGCCACTTGCGTCTGTTATAGCTCCAGTTACTTTAAAGGTCGCATAAGTTGCAGGAGTTGATTCTTTCGTTATAGTTACAATACCTCTGGCTACTGAGTTTGTTACATCATCCCATGATTGCACAAACGTTGTAATATCTGCACCTGCATCATCTGCATCATCTACAAATAAAACTGATACACTTGATAATGTTCCATTGTTAAAAGCAATCTTACCTGCACCTGGATCTGCGTCACTTGTAGAATTACTAAAAGTCATGGATAGTTGTGGGTTTGCTCCTAACGCACCTGTGCTACCTGTACTTCCTGTGCTGCCTGTGCTGCCTGTACTTCCAGTATCACCCTTACTTCCAGAAGCTGTAAAGTGTACCGATAATTCATCTGCTGCACTAAAGGTATTGTTAGAATTTAAATGAGCAACTGCAAGTTTTACATATCCACTTGCATCTGTGGAAGCTCCAGTTATCTTAAATCGTGCATAAGTAGACCTATCATTAATATCATAGATCATTATAATTCCTCTAATGGTACTTGTAGAATCATCCCATGTCAGAATATCTGGAGTTACTGTTACTCCATCTGCATTAGCATCATCAATATAAATTTCGGTAACACTTGCATATGTTCCATTATTAAATGCTATTTCTCCAGAACCAGGATCTGCATCAGATGTTCCTGTGTCAAATTTATAACGATAACCAGGAATTGCTCCATCTTCTCCACTTGCTACAAATGATAAGAATACTTTATCTTCATTAGCAAATGTTCCTGCACTATCAATATATACTAGACCAATCTTTGTATACCCACTTGCATCTGTTACTGCTCCTGTTACCTTAAATACCATCCAAGTATCTAATGTATTTGCCTTACTAATTCTTATTCTACCTCTATTTGTATCATTGCCTGTTACATCATCAAATGATTGTACCCATGCACTTACATCTGTTCCATTAAATTCAAGATCATCAACATAGGCAATCGTTGCCGAAGCTATTGTTGAATTGTTTAGTCGTAAAAATCCTGCTCCTGGATCAGAGTCCGTTGTTGTTGTTGAATATTGAAACATTGCACTATCACCACCTGCAGGTAGAAAATCTGCAACTGTGGTTAAATCTCCAGAAGAATCAAATCCTAATGTCTTACTGGCTCTTGATGTTGCACTATCTGTAAACTCAGATGATGTAATAGTATTAGTTCTACTAACTTTAAAGGAACGATCTACTTCTTCTTGTAATTCTTGTATTGCTGCTAAGTTTTTATCAAATGCTCCTTCTACACTATTTGCTGTAAAAGGATCATTTTCAACTAAATCTAATGTTTGTGTTTTTGTGGTAACTCGTCTAAGTACAACTGTTTCTGTAGCTGTAGGAATATTACCAGATGTAAAGACTACATTACCTCCTGTTGCAGTACCTGCTCCTGTTACTGTGTAATGGGTCGTTAATGTTTTTACAGTTTCTACACCTGTAGATGCACGAATAATAACTTGCATATCGGCATCAGCAGATATTTTAAATGTATAGGCAAAGGTATCTTGAGAACCATCACCCGAATAACTATTTTTTATCGTTGTTGTAGATATTGTCATATGAAATACTGTATCATTGTTTATAAAATTAATCTATATCTTTATCTACTTCTTTAACAAATTGATTTGCTCCTTTTGCTATCTTAATCATTGCATCTAAAAGGTTATCTATATTATCTCTAACTTCATTAGGAGTCATATCAACACTATCTTTAGGTATTCTTTGTAATCTATATATTAAATCAGAAAAATTTTTTATTGTATCAGCAGAATTAGATAAATTTTGCAAAGCTTTTTCTCTTTCTGTTAATAAATCTTGTCCTTTTTGAAATTGTCCTGCTTTTTCTAATGCCTTTGCAGAATCTAATTTTTGTTTTACTTCACTATAACTATCCCAAAAATCTGATAAAGGTTGTGCATTTGGACTTAATTTTCTAACTACAAACGATCTTACAACAGGCATATTTTCTAAATTTTTAACATAATTATCACTCCAAGGTTCTATAAAGTCATCTCCTACACCTGCTCTTTTTAATATTGCATTTGTTGCATCTAATACATATTTACCAAGACCTCCTGTCCATGATTTAATTGCATAATCTATTTGTATTGGACTACTAAAATCATTTAAACCTGGAATAAATCTTATACCTTGTCCAATTAATTTTGATAATTCAGATGTATATGTTGTTGTTTGTACTTCTGGTAACAAACCCTCTAAACTTCTAGGAACAATAGGTCTATCTTGAAAAAAACTTTTATTAGCTAAGAGTTCTATAGGTAATCTACCAAATTCTGGTTGTGGTAATAAATTAGTAGCAAAACTGCCAGAATTTTCTAGTAATTCTTTACCTAGTTCTTCTACAGCTTTAGGATCTTTTTTTGCCATAAAATCTAACATTCGTTCTGGCAATGTTCCAAAAATAAATCCTAATTCCCATAATTTTGGTATTCTATACGCAATCTCATTTGCTGTGCCTTCGTTTGCAATAACAATATGATGTGTGTCTTTTACCCATTGTGGCAAATTTTTATATGTTTCGCTATCTCTGTTTGCAAACCATAAAAGAACACTTGGTATTGTTTGACCTATAACTAATGCTGATATAACTTTGCCTGGATTTTTTGCTACTCCTTTAATAACTTGTTCATAACCTCTAAATCGTGCATTGTAAAATGCTGTAACTGCATTAACAGATTGCATTTTTAAACCTATTTTTTGAAAATCTAATGTAACTTCTCTAGCTGACAATCCAGATTCTTCTAGTATTTCTCTTTGTGTTTTAGATAAATCTTTTTTTAATTTTTTTTGTGTCATTCTAAATTCACTAATTCTAGCTGCACTTTCTGTAAATTCAGACATTGCTCTCAATGATTCTAATGTATTTTTTGGATTTATATGATTTATAACTTTTCTTGAAGTTAATTCATCTTTCATAAAACCTTCTCTAATATATTTTCTATCAAAACTAACAAGAGAAGATTGTGGTGCTCCAGATTTAATATAATCTTTATATAGTTGTGTTTGTTTGTTTTTTCCTTTAACAAGTCTAAAAACTCCCATAGCACCATGTATTAAAGGCAAATATCCATTTTTAGAAAATGCTGTAGCTGCAAGTTCTCCTCTAAAAAAATTTCGTGCCATAAATGTAGGATCTAAAGTTGCACCTGCTCTTAACACACGAGTAGGCAAACCAAGAATTTGCAATGCTGTCTGAAAAATTGGTTGAGGTACATCTCTCATTGCTTTTCTAAGCTCTGGTCCAACTTCATAAACTTCTGTTTTGCCATCTCTTCTAACTGCTATTTGTGTATCTGTTAAACCTTGTCCTTGTTTTCTAAATATAGTAAATTCTTCTAACATTTTTTCATTAATTAATGATGGATCATCTACTAATTTTTCTAATTCTTTTTTTTGTAACTTAAAACCTTTTGTAGGTGTATCTACTTTTTGTATGCTTTCAACTTTATCATAACCAAATGATAAAAAAGTGTCATTTTTTTTTGCATTTTCTACATCTATTTGTTGTTGTTTTTTTTCTATTTGTGTTTGCAGTTGGTCTATTTTTACATTGTTTTTTGTTGTTTTTATTTGTATTTCTAATTGTGTAATTTCTTCATTTAATTTTGCAACATTATCATCAATATTTTTTACTTTACCTTCTATGTTTTTTTTAGTTTTCATAGCCATATCAACAAAATCTCTCATAACTGCATTTTTTTCTGCTAATGCAATAAATTGATAAGTATTGAGATATGCTGTTTCTATTGGATCATATACTTTTTTTTCACTACCTCTAAATTCTTTCATAGGATTTCTTAAAAAAGTTCCTACTTTAGAACTCGGTAGTTGCAAATCTAGTTCTCTTGCAAATGGTACATAGTCTTTATTTAATTCTAAAGAAGTTTTATAAAATTCTTTACTAATTAACCCACTATCTTTCATATATTCAAATAATCGTTGATTATATTCTGAAAATTCTCTAAATGGTTTTTCAAATTTTGAATTATATTTATTAACAATAATCTGAGCATCATTTACATCAAAACCTGTTTTTTTATTTTGGCTTTGTTTTTCTATAACTCTTTTAGCTATTGCGTATCTTTTAAAAGCATTGTAATCTTTTTCATTTTTTACTATAGGTTTGAATATTTGTACTAATCCTTTCCCATTTTCTTTTAAAGTTTTGTAATCTAAAGTACCATATTTTATTGTATGTTCCCCTCTACCTATCATGCCAGGTTGTATTCTAAATCTTTCATAAATATTTTCTGCTTCTTTTACATTTATTTTTTTTCCAGATAATGCAACTTCTAATATTGGATGTAATTTATCTGACACCTCTTGAATTAACTTGTTGTACGGAGAAGAATCTACTTCTCTTTTTACTTTTCCAGATATAATTTTAGCATCAAAATTTTTTTCTGCTTGTGTCATATCTTTTGTATCAGCTTTTTTAATGACTTTGATAGGTTCAAAAGGTTCAGCTAAATCATCTAATTGTTTTTTTAATGACTTATATTTTTCTATTTTTTGTTTATTTGCTAATGGATTATCAAGAAAATCTTTATCATTTCTTAAAACCTCTAATTCTTTTTTGGCTTGAGTAATAGTCGGTTGATCTAGTTGTTTTTCTTTTGTAAATGTTTTATGACTTTTACTTACTACTTCTGATAACATTATGGGATCTTCAAATATTTCTTTAGTAACTTCAGCAGGGTGTTTTAGAGTTTTTTTCATTCTGTTTCTCATCATTTGCCCACCTTTTTCTGCAATTCCAACTCCTTTAAATACAACTGCATTAGTTAATACATCATCTAAAGTAGGCATTTTTTGTTCTAAAGCTGCTCCTAATCCAGTAAAAGCAGTTAATCGTGTTGCAAACTTAGTAAAAAAATTTTTGGGTATATTCGTTACATCTAATATTTTTGTAGATGCTCCTGTTCCAATTAATAATGCTGACTCTTCTAATCCTTTACCTATTGCTTTACTTCCAGATACTATTCCTAAAATATTTGCATCTTTTTGTAAATCTTCTGGTAAAGATTGCAATAACCAATTATCCCAAAATTGTGAAAAATTTTGTACTTTTTCTTTATCTAATTGATCTAAAAAAATACTTCTTATACTTGCAGGTACTGTTAAACCTAATCCAACTCCAGTTATAGGATTACCTGTAGCTAAAGTTGCTCCTGCAATACTTGCTCCATAAGCAGGTATATCTGCAACTAATGTTCCGATTGATTGTATGCCTTCTTCTAAAAAACCTGTATCGTCATCTACTTTAATTACTTCTTCATAAGGTATGCCTTTATCTGCTTGTTGTAATGCAAGATTATACAAACTATTTCCCATAGCTTTCTTCCAATTAATATCTAATCTTTCTCCTATTGCTCTTTCTTTTACATCTCCTATTGTAGTTTTAACATTATCCCAAAACGATTTATTTTGTTGTGTAACTTCTTCATCATTTTTTAAGGTGTTAGGATGAACCATACCTATTTCTTTAAAAATTTCTTCTTCTGAAAATCCAAAATCTTTCATTTCTTGAATTTGTTCTTTTTTATAATTATTAATTTCTAAATCAGAAAAACCAAACTCTTTCATTTCATTAGTATCTTCTAATAATGATGTCATTTATTGTTTTGCCTGTTCTTGTTCTAATTTTTTTAATTCTTTATATTCATCTAATTGCAAAACTTGATTTCTAGTAAGGTTATCATTAATTTTTTTTTGTTGAATTATGTTTTTTAATTCTTGTATTTTTTTAGGATAATCTATTTTTTTTGGTATTCCTGATCCTTGTAATGCTTCCGTTGTTATGTCTTGAATAGTAGGATTATAACCACCTTGATTTGTGAATTTGCCTTCTTCTATGTATATATAATTTTTGTTTTTTGGATCTAACAAATCTCTAAAAGGTATTTGATTACGAATACCATCTTCAAATCTTTGTCGCATTAATGCTTGAAAATTAGCTCCTCTTGTTTCTGCTGTATCATTTGGAAATTTGTTTGTTTTAGATCCCAATATTATCGGCAATCTTGAATCAATAAATAATTTAAATTGTGCTGCTCTTTGTGGATTTGTTTTTACATCATCTATTAATTGATTTAATTGACCACCTGGTAAAATATCTGTTCTGTTTAATAATCCTTCTCTCATCATATCAGCTAAAGATACTCTTCCCTTTACAATGTTTGCTCGGTCTTTTTCTTTAAATTGCTCTATAATTGCAGGATTTGAAATAACTTTTTCTGATATAGTTGCTATTTTTCCCTCTAAAATTAATCCTTCTACAAAATCTCTATTTAATCCTATTTGTGGTGATAAAGTTCCATCTCTATATTCTTTTTCTAAATCTTGAATTATTGCTTGTTTTGTATCATCTCCTTCTTTTCCATAAAATTTTAAACTACCAATTTCAAGTGCTTTGTCTAAAGGTGATATGTCTTTGTTATCTATGTTAGATGCTGATTTAAATGCTTTGGCATTTTCTACTTTAATAAAATTAGATGTACTTGCATTAGCATCTGTTTGTCCTTTTTTTGCCCATGCTCTTAAATCTTTTCTTTGTGCTGTTGTTATCGTTTCACCAAAAATATCTTCATATTCTGGATTGTTTAAATTTTGTATTATTCCTGTATAATCTATTTCTGGTTGTCCAGTTATAGGATTTACACTTGATTGTTTTCCTAATGCTTTTTTCATAATTAATAATTCTAAAGCATATTCTTCTTCCTCTTGGTCAAACGAGCCTCCATATTTTTCTGCATTATTTCTTGTTATTCTTAAATCTTGTTTTTGTGTGCCATGATAATTTGTCCACATTCCAGGTCCTATTTTTCCATTTTCTATTATTTCTAATGTAGATTGAAATTTATCTTCGTGTGTAGATATTGTATTAAGTTGTAATCTTTTATTACTATTTTCATATAGATTTTTTTCAAATATTTGATAAGCACCAAATTTTAATTTATCGGTATATTTTAATGCTTCTGGATTATCCTTAAATTTTTGAAATATAAATCTATCTACTAATTGTATATTTTCTTGAGCTTTCATTCCTATTGTGTTAGGGTTATAATCATAACCACTCTGAAACAACTCATTACTTCTTTTAAAAACTTCTCTATTTAATTCTGTTTCAGCATTTATTAAATTATTTTGTAATCTAATTTTTTGTTTTTCATTTTCTGCATCTAATATGGTTTGTCCTAAATTGTTTATAGCATTTCCAATTGTTTCTAAAGGCAATCTACTTCTTTCAGCTATTTGCAAAAAATTAGTAGATGGTAGTCTAGTTTGTGATTGTGAACCTCTTGGTATTCTAATTGCCATAATATTTTCCTAACTAAATAAAGATTTAGACCAATCTGTTTTGTATGATGTTGTTGCTATATTTGTAGCTCCTTGTGCAATACTTGCTTTTCGTTTAAATGATTCTTCTGCTAAAGCTCCTGCTTCTTGCATATTTATTTTTTGTAAGTTTGTAGTATATCCTTTTTCTAACCAAAATAAATTTTCATTTAAATCTTCCATTGCTTCATCATGTATTAATAAAGATGAACCTGTACCTATTGCACCACCACCTGCACCTGCTGCAGCTCTTTGATAACTTAGTAAATCTGCTGCATCTTGATTAGCTGCTATTAATTCTTGTTTTTTTTGTAGATCTAATTGGTAGCGATCCCAAGCTGCAGATGCTTTAAGTTGTCTGCTTTGTTGTTGACTGCCCATATATGATATTGCTGTACTTGCAACTTGTGTTGCTATTAATGCTGCTGCTAATTGCCATGCCATCTTAATCTACCACCATTAAAGTTCCTGTTATTCCTAATACTGTCATAGGCAAAGGTTGTGTTTGTTGTACCACAATTTGCCCATCTCTATCCCATCCTAAATTAGTTACTCGTTTATCTCCAGTAAATTCTGTAATACTTTCACCCATTGCATTTGCACTTGTTCTAAAAGGTATTTGATCTCCGTTAATAGTTGCTCCTACAGTTTTAAGTAATCGTACTATAATTTCATTATATCTTTTTTTTCTGCCTTGTGAAGTACCTGCTTGACTTCCTCCTTCTGGTCTCATTGTTTTTAATGTAGAAACATATCCAAGACCAACCTCTATTGTCTTATCTGAAAATGTGCTTGGTAAACTTACTGTTACTGCTCCATTGGTTACAATTTGTGCAGGATATACTGCATCATCAATTAATATTTGTACTTTCTGTCCTTCTAAATGATCTAATGCTGTTACAGTAGTAGATGCACCTGTTACTATTCCAGATAATCCAGAATCCATATTTAAGGTTGGATCTTTATATTCTACATATTTTACAGTAGATCCATTTACAATTCGTTCTACAATCATATATACTTGATTCTCTGTGGTTTCTGCAATACTTGCAACACTTGTTACTTTAGCATGAGCTTCACTTGTAACTGCAAGTCGTGTACTATCCGTAGTTGTTATCGTCAAAAACCCTGTAGATTGTGGATCTGTTTCTGTAATTGTAACTACATTAGATGCAGGATTAGCTACTGTAAAATCTGCATGAGCATTAATTGCTGTAAATATATTATCAGCAGTTGTGTTATTATTTGTATTGGGTCTAAATCCTAATGTTTCAGAAGGTGACGAACTTCCTGCTGTTTCTGATGTAAAGGTTACACTTGTTCCATCTGATTTTGTTAGGACCAAACGACTTCCTACAGTTATATTATCATAATCAGTAACAGTTACAGTACACGCAGTATTTTTACCACCAATAACTGATCTATGCCAAGCAACAACTTCTTTTTCTCTTTGATAAGTCATGCCTAATAATTGACCATCTGTTCTTACAGCATAATAAATAGAACTCGGTTCTTGTGCATATTCTACATCTACAATACCCCCTTCTGTAAGATGTTCTGCTAATATCGTCATGTCTGGTGCTGCATATGCATCATTTTCAAAACGATAAGAAAACTCTCTTATCTTTCTTTGTTGTCTTTGCACAAATAAAATTGTACTTCCTATTTGTTGTGGTGGTGTTGTATGACTTCCATAGCTTGTTTGTTGTTTAATATTTACATTATCGGGTTTTAATGGCTCACCTGTTGGTCTACCTACTTGAAACTCACCACCTGCTGTACCAATAATTAAATCTCGTGCAGGTGCTAGGTATCGTATAACATTAACTTTATTTGCTGCTATAGTATAAATAAATGAATCGGCTGCACTAGAATCTCCTACATCAAAATTATTATATAGTCCAGATTGTGATGCCCATATTGTTTGTGGAAAATCTGTACTCCCTCCATATATTAATCGTTGCTCAAAAAAACTAACTGATCTGGGAAATCCTGTTGTATTAGAATATGCTCCTAATGCCCAAGTTACTGATCCATTACTTGTTAAAGCAACTAATACTTCTACTGTTACCACAGTTGCACTTGTAAAAGCTGTAATTTTTCCATGACCATCTCCTAATTTAAATAATCTTCCTACATCTGTACTCGCAAATAAACTTGCACTTGCTGTTAAAGTTCTACCTGTACCTACTGTTGTTGCACTTGATGTTAATGTAGTAGAAGTTGAATTTGCATCTAAATATGGTCCTTTTTCAAAAACAGCATCTGCTAAAGTCCAATTTGTATGCCCTGTTCTTGATAAAATTGCAGGTTCATGTAAAGGATGTGTTATATACATAATATCTGCTGATTGTGCAAATTGTAAATCAAATACTTGTGCAGAGGTATAGTTAGTAGATATTTCATACACTTTAGATGCTGTACCACCACTACTATAAGTTGTATAATTAGTAGAGTTTACCCCAGATAACTCAAATGTATTGGTAGTTTTATTTGCAACTGTAAATCTTCTACCATTTACTTCTGTCATTCCCACCACACTTGCAATCCAAACATGATCTCCATCAGAATACCCATGAGAACTACTGGTTACTACAGCAGGATTTGCTTTAGTTATTGCTGTTATATCTTTTGCTGTTTCTGTTATTTGACCATTATCTTTATAAAATCGTATATATTGATCTCCAAACTCCATAATATACGATTGCTCTACATTAAACTCAAAAGGTATTAATCGTGTTATATTTGCAGAGTTTTTTACTTCAGCTACAAATCGTGTGCCTGGTCTACGAGTTGCACCTCCTTGTGGAAACACTTGCATGTTTTCTAAAGTTTCTACACCATTAGAATATTTTTTAAAATCTACTTGACCTGCTAATTTTGGTGTCAGCTCTCCTGCTGTAAAATTTGTTTGAAATGGATGTACCCTAGCCATTACGAGAACTTACGGAAATCTGTAAAAGTATCTGATATAATATCATCTATAAACCCTTCTGTAGAATCAATACTTCTTGCTTCTGTAAGTTTAAGTTTATAAATCTTTTCCATTTGTGTTTGTAATGCTGTACTATTTGTAACAGGATAAGCTAATTCTGCCGATAGTTTTGCAGTTAGTGTATCAACAAATATAGCATCAAATAAAGTTGTATCTGTTATTTTAGCAATATATAAAATATTTGCTGTGCCTTCATCTGTTAATAATACTCTGCCTTCACCTGCTAAGTTTTCTATTTTAAATTTAAAGTCATCAAACTCCATTTTTAAGACTCGTAAACAAAATGGATCTGTAGGTAAAATAAATTGATTTGCAAATTCAAATGCAGGAGTCGTTGCTGATTTAGCAAGAGAAGCTCGTGTTATAGAAAAATTAAACGCATGAGATCTTAATAAACTATCTCGTGCAGGTTCATATAATGCATTACAAAGTCTAGCTCTTTCCGTATCATCTGATAAAGATGTTATTGGACTATCACCTAATCTTCTTAATGCATTGGAACAAATTGATACTTCAGTTGCCATAATGCCCTTAATATAGCAAAAAAGGTGCTATGTTTCAAGCACCCTTTAAGTTTAGTCTACTACATATGTTACAACCATTGTAATATCACCTGCAGCTTGTGTTGCTGCAACTGTTTCAATGGTTAATGCTATTCTTAATGGAACTTTAGGATCTGAACTTAATCCTGCATCTTCCCATATAAAATTAGCAACTGCATTAACATTTCTTGCTTCAAATGCACACTCAACACCTGCTGTATTTGCAGCTTGTAAAGTGGTTATTGCACTTGCATAAGCATCTCTATCAATAACTGCTTCTGCAGCATAAGCTGTTGCAGAACCATCTGTATCTGTAAACTTAGTACCACCTGCATAAATACCAACATCTGTTGCCATTGCAGGAGATCCATTAGAATCTAGATCATCATTGTAGAGCATAATACTCGTTACTTTTGCATTAGAAGGTAATTCTGCCATAACAACAATATCATTGTCATCTAAATCACCAGTAGCACAAGCAACTGTATCAGCAAAGACTCTCATCTTTCCTTTTACATTTCCTGCTTCTAATGCAACAAATGGTGTAGCATCAAGAGCAGTAATTTCTATACTTTTTTTAGTACCCATGATTTACCTCCTATTCTGTACAAGCGATTTCTACCATTTTCTCATCTTCAATACGAGTCGCACCGATAGACATAGATAGAAATACTTGTGTAGCATAGTTCTTGTCTGCTCTTTCAGATATTTTTGTTTGAATATCTGCTCCTACAGCAAGACCTATAGCTGATTGACAAAAACCAAGTACTTGACGATTTGGAGTCGCATCAAGACCTAGTCGTTCTGTTCTAATGAAATTAAAACCTAAAAATGTATCAACATCACCTTGAACCAATGCTTTTACAGAATTAAAATCTGCTGAAGTAACAGATGTAATTCCTAGTAAATCTGCAAGTTGCCCTGCTGTTACAAGCATAAATCTTGGCTCATCTGGATCTGTGTCATTTTTATCCAAAATTTCTTTAGCTGCTAATAGTTTAGCTAGTGTTAATCCTGCACTACCATGAGCTACTTTTTGTGCTGAAGGTAATGCAATAGAATCACCACCAGATACTCCACCAAGTGCAGTACCAGTAGCTGCTGCAATAATTGCGTCATCCATTGCTCTACCCATTGCCCACGCACCTGCCATAGCATATTCAGATTGTGGTGAAATTAACATTCTTACTTTATCTTCCTGGTCAATTAAATCTGCCCAGTCATAATCTTCAAGACTTACTTTTCTTCTAGAATGAGGGGTATCCATTCTTGGTGTATCAGAATGTCTTGAAGTTCTTTTTTCGGCTGCTGAAGATCCAATTCTTTCAAAAAAATGCGATTTCCCTGTAACTGTTTCAGTTCTAACTGCATCTCTTAGTCTTGAACCCTTTTGCTGAGCCAAATGAAAAACATTACTTTTGTACTGTTCTACAAAAGCTGTTGTAATTTGAACACTCATCAAATTCTCCTAATTAAATTAATATTATTGTTTATGCAGTTTTTATCCAAAAATGGGAAACCTCATTTAAAGTCTGTTAGACTAATCTATTACTTATCCTTTGCAGGGGTGTTAGATTACAATAACCTTAACATAGAAAATTTTATTTGCCAAATACTTTTTCATGTAATTGTCGCATATGTTCAACAGCTTGTAAATGCTCTCTATGTTTACCATTATGATACGGATGTTCTCCATCATCCATAATGTCCGTAATTTCTTGTTGAGCATCTAACGGAGATGTAGCTAAATTATTATTTTGCGTATTTTGTGCCATGTCTTCAGTTACATCTTTCCCTAATCGTGCAAACATTTTAACAACAGCAGGTATATTTCCTGCTTCTCCATTCATTAGTTCTGTTATTTCTGGATCTCCATATACTTGTAAAGCTCGTCTTGCATTACGAACATTCATATCATACTCATGACCCCATTCTTTTTTTAATGATTCTTCAGTATGTTGTTTTTGTACTGCAATATCTGTTTGGTATCGTTGTGCTTGTGCATCAATGTTCTTTACTTGAAAATCAATAAGTTGTTTTACTTGCTCATTATTTAATCCAATGTTATGTGCAACATTTTTAAACTGATTAATTTGATCTTCTCCAATATATTCTGTATGAGTTTCTGGAACAGCAACTTCATACTTATCTGCTGTTTCTGGTCTACCTAATTTATTATAAACCTCCATATGTTCTTCTGGAGTCTTAGGTATAGGAATACGATTTCCCATTTGTTTTTGTTGATGTACTACTGTTTTTGCTAATGACTCTACATCTTTAAAATTTTTTAATGTAGGATCGTTTCTTAAATCTTCTGATAGTGTTGATTTCCAATCTTGATTATCACTTTCAGAAGGTCCTAATACAGTTTCTTGTGCCACAGGTTGTGGTGCAACTTCTGGTGTAGGATTAACTTCCGTTGTGGTCTGTTCTTCCATCTTGTTTTTTCTCCTTTATTAAGTTGTTAATACGAAGTATAACACTTCGCTGTCCTTCCTTATAAGCTGTTTCATAAGGATCTTTACCATAAGATATTCTATGGTAATACGCAGATTCAAGATCTGCTAATACTTCTTGCCCTTCATTTGTAGCAAAAGTAATTCTATAAAAATTTTCTAAATCTTTTAATTCCATATTTATCCTAACAATGACTCTGCTTTTGTTCCTTTAACAGCTTTTTTTCTTTCTTTAGTGTACATTCTACCTACTGGTGAAGCTGTTTGTGCTTTTTTTACCATTTTAACAGAAGGGAAATTTTTTAATTTAAAAAAGTTACCCATTATTCAATAAACCCTTCTTCTCTCGCTCTATCTTCTGCTTTTTCAAAACCCTCTTGTGTTTCTGGATTACCCATTTCTTTCATAGCTTGACTTTGTGTCAATGCCATTTCTGCTTGTTGTTGTTGCATTTGCATTTGTTGTTGCATCTGTTGTTGCTGTGCCCTTTGTTGTCTTATCTCTCCAACTTCATCAACACCTCGCATAATTGTTTTTGGTACTCCTAATAATTTACTTCTCATTCTTACTGCTTCATCATGGTTTATATTATCCATAATTGTAGGATCTATTTGTCCGACTTGCATAGCGAGTTGATACAATCTATCTATAGCAACCGATTCTTCCATTCTTTGTGATCGTGCTAATGGTCCTACATATTCTACATCTACTTTTCTTCCTTCAATAATTTCTGGTGCAGGTAAAAATGCATTGCTTCTTAACATAATACCAAACACTCTTTCTATTAACGGATTTAAAAATTCACTTTGGAATCTACCTAATGTTGGTCCAAGTAATCTTTGCATTAATTCATATCGTACTTGAACTTCTGTAGCTGTCATTTGTGGACCTTGTTGTAATTGCAACTGATCTGAATAGTATGCTTGTCGTATAGCAGCTCGTAACTGATTTTCTTTCATATCTGTTATTTGCCAATTAGTAGCAACTTGTAATGGTCTTACTGCACCATCACTTCTTACAACAGTTAATCCACCTGGTGTTACTCTTACTCTACCAATTACTCCATCATCTGTTACAAGTAATGGTGGATCTATAGCTTTTGCCCATGCTTTTAATCCTATTTCTACTGCTTTGTTTAATGTTTTAATATCTGGCAATGCATTGTAACTTGGACTTCTTCCAAAAACCTCTCCTGTTGCTTTTGCCCATCTTGGTACTAAGTATGGAAATTCATTATATCCTCCATCTCTAACAACCATTTGATCTTCTTCACAAACATGACATGAATGAAAAGGTAATTTTGTTTTTCTTTTTTCTCCTGTACCTCTTTCGTAATCTTCTGTAGGTTCTACTGCATGAATAAATACAAATTCTTTATCGGGTTTTTTGTCTACAGCTTCTAATAACTTTTCTCCTAAATTATCTTTACCAAATTCTTGTATAGCTTGTCGTGCTGTTAATTTATATCGTCTGTATAAAGTATCTACCTTACCATTAATACTTTCTCTTATATAAAATTCAGAAATATGTAAGGTATTAAAATGTATAGCATCTACATCAAACCCTTTTTTTGCTTCTTCTACAAATATTGCTCCTGTTCCTATAGAACATAAATCAAGATATAACTCATGCACTTCTGTATTAAAATTGGTTTCGTTAAACAAGTCATACATTTTTTGTGCAGAATCTTCTAACCATAACTGCACATCTCTATCTCTATTTAATGCATCTTCTCTTAATTTTAAATGAAACCATTGTAAGGATGGTGAAGTAAGTGTGCCATGTAAACTTGCAGCTAATAAATTATTTGCAGTAATAGCTGTAGAATCAAATAATACTTCGGTTCGTGCTTCTCCTTGAGATCGTACAAATGTAATATCTGCTTTTCTTGGCATAACATAATCTAAGATTGTTTGCCAATGATCTTCCCATGTCTGCCTTTCGCCTTCCATTGCAGACATTCTTTTTTTTATGTAACTATAATTTCCCATTAGCCACCAAGTATTGTTTTAGAAGTCGGTGCTTCATCTGTTACACCTTGACCACCTGTAAGTAATGTACCCATTCTCCCTTGACTTTTTGTTTTTACCATTGCTTGTCTTTCTGCTTCTAGCTTTGCTTCTGACTCGGCAACTTTGTCATCTACTGCTGGATCAGTAGGGGGTGGCATTTGTGGCATTGCTTTACCTCCCATAATATTCTCCTTTATATATATTTACATTCATTTCTTAATAACCCATATACTATACCATCAAAGTATTGCATACCCTTTTTTACAACTTTTCTAATTGTGCCTTCTTTTACAAACCCTGCTGACTCAATTAATTTTTTACATCTTTCATTTTCTGGTGTTGTCATAGCTGTTATCCTAACACACTTACACTTAATAAAACAATACTCAAATACTTCTTTTGCAAATGACCTTCTCATAGCTTTAGGATCATCTAATGCTAGATGCATCCAAATGTTATGTCCATCATAATGTGAAAAGATTGCTCCTCCTATTATTTTATCTTCATCTAAGTATGCAATAAACGAAAATCCATCATTTAAACTATGATGAATATTTGCTCGTGGACTTACAAAATCTAAAACTTGTTTTCTTAATTTATTGTCAGATGAAGAAGTAATCATTATCTTGACCTCATAAAACTTCTTGCTTGTTCTTTTGTTGTTATATCATTCATAAAAGTATGTAATCGTTGATCGTAATATCTTAATTGTGCATGAGTATTTCTACTAGGATATTTAATTTTTGATTTTATAGCTTTTTCTACTGCTTCTTCTTGAGAAACTTCTCTGCCATTATATACAGTAGGTATTAAGGTTGGCTTTCCTTTATTAAGTTTTGGATTATCAACTTGAATAGTACGAACAGTATTTAAATTACCTCTTTCATCTGTTTTAGTTTTTCCTAATGCAATGTTTCTAAAATGATGTTGCATAATAGGATCTTTTTTTAATTTTTTAAATTCACTTCCTTGTAATTCTTTTTTAGGTAAACTAGCATCTTTAGGAGGTAATTTAATTTTACTTTGGTTTCCCATTTAATATCCTAATATTGTATCTGTACTATTTTTGCTTGTTAATACAGATCCCTTACCGATTCCTGTACCACCAAGTTTAGTAGGTATTTTCTTTTTCTTTTTTTTTATGGTTTCTTTTTTTACTATTTGTTTTGTTTCTTGTTTAGCAGGTTTTTTTACCACATCTTCAAATGAAGTAATTTTACTAGGTTCTTTAGTTCCAGGAAATGCAATTTCTTTTATAAATTTTTCTCTACCTATACTTCCACCCATTTTAACTACCTAAGATTGTTCTACTTGTACCCGATTCTTCCATTTGACTCATTACTGATCCTTGACCATATCCTGCTCCCCCTAATTTACCTGCAGCTTTTCTCTTTCGTGCTGATGCTTGAGCTTCTGTTTCTTTCGGTTCTGCTTTTGGTGCAGGTGGTGGTGGAGGTGGTGCTGCCTTTGGTTTTGGTGGTGAAAATATTCTTGAAACAAATCCCATGATTAACTCCTTTTCTTTTTTTTAGGAAACCCTGCTTTCATATTTGCATATGCTTTAGGGGTAAT